TCATACATCTTTAACGGACTGGTTAGTGGTTCCATTTATGGTGGTATGTCTAATAATAAAATCACTGCTATTGCTGGTGAGTCTAGCACTGGTAAAACTTTTTTCTCCCTCGCAGTGGTTAAGAACTTCCTTGATTCTAATCCTGATGGTTATTGTCTCTATTTTGATACTGAAGCCGCAGTTAATAAAGGATTACTTGAATCTCGTGGCATTGACTTAAAAAGATTAGTTGTCATCAATGTTGTAACAATTGAAGAGTTTAGAAGTAAGGCACTTAGAGCAGTAGATATATATCTTAAAACGCCCATAGAAGATCGCAAACCCTGTATGTTTGTGCTAGACTCTTTGGGAATGCTTTCAACAGAGAAAGAAATCACTGATGCACTCAATGATAAACAGGTGAGAGATATGACTAAATCTCAACTGGTCAAAGGTGCATTCAGAATGTTAACCCTAAAACTTGGTCAAGCAAATGTCCCGCTCATTGTCACAAATCATACATACGATGTCATTGGAAGCTATGTACCAACGAAAGAAATGGGTGGGGGTTCTGGCCTCAAGTATGCAGCAAGTACAATCATCTATCTCAGCAAGGCAAAAGAGAAAGATGGAAAAGAAGTCATTGGAAATATTATCAAGGCAAAGACTCACAAATCAAGGTTGAGTAAAGAAAATAAACAAGTATCAATCAGACTCTATTATGATGAGAGAGGACTTGACAAATATTATGGTCTTTTAGAATTAGGAGAGATAGGTGGTCTATGGAAAAATGTAGCAGGTAGATATGAAATAAATGGTAAGAAAGTTTATGGTAAACAAATACTTGCCAATCCAGAAGATTACTTTACTCCAGAAGTTATGCAAGCTCTAGATGAGACTGCAAGCAAGGAGTTTAGTTATGGTTGATAATAAACTTTTTCCTAGTTTTCCTACACCTGTAATACTCTATAACTTTAATAAAGAATCACATGATTTAAATATATCTCTAGTTAATGATATATTGAAAGAAAAAAATTCAGATACTGAGGGAAGAGTTGCAAGTAATATGGGTGGATGGCATAGCACTCTTAAAATGGAAGATAGATATGATAGTTTTCAAACTCTTAGAGATAGGATAGAAGAGTGTTCTAATGATTATTGTAGACAAACAGGATATGATGATGGTTTAATAGTAGAAAGATTATGGGGAAACATAAGTGGACCTGGTGATATTAATATGCCACATCATCATGGTGGATCTGCTTTAACTGGTGTATACTATCCAATGTATGAGATGGTTGATGGTAACATGATAACCAATTATGATGACAATCCACAATTATTACCAGGCACTTGGGATGGTAAAAGAGGTGGATCTGTTGTATTCCATGATCCAGCTTATGGACAAAAAATAAGGTTGAGAGAATCAAAAAACCCTAGTCCTTTTAATATTCAACATTATCATCTCTATCCCATCAGTGGATTACTTGCTGTGTTTCCTGCTCATTTGATTCACACAGTCACACCTTTCAAAGATAAAAAAATTAGAATGAGTATTTCATTCTGTTGTAAATATGGAACAAATTGAATTTTTAATTCTAAAAAATTTAATACACAATGAAAAGTATTTAAGAAAGTCTGTACCTTTTATTAAATCTGAGTATTTTGAAGATCCTCATCAAAAGATGGTGTATGAGGAGATATTTTCTTTCGTGGAAAAATATAATGAGTTACCTACCAAAGAAATTCTAACTATTGAAGTTGAAAAGAGATCTGATATCAATGAAGATTCATTTAAGAAAGTTACTCATTTGATTAGTTGTCTTGATGAGAGTCCTGTAGAAAATGAATGGTTAGTTGATACCACAGAAAAGTGGTGCAGAGACAGAGCTATATACTTAGCATTGTTAGATTCAATTGCAATAGCTGATGGAAAGGATGACAAAAAAGGAAGGGATGCTATTCCTAGCATTCTGTCTGATGCTCTGGCTGTTTCTTTCGATAATCATATAGGACATGATTATCTACAAGACTATGAAGAAAGGTATGAATTTTATCACCAAAAAGAAGAGAAGATCCCATTTGACTTGGAGTACTTCAACAAGATCACAAAGGGTGGTCTCCCAAATAAAACTCTTAACATCGCTCTTGCTGGCACTGGTGTGGGGAAGTCTTTGTTCATGTGCCATGTTGCTAGTGCGTCTTTACTCCAAGATAAGAATGTACTCTACATCACTATGGAGATGGCAGAGGAGAAAATTGCTGAAAGAATAGATGCAAACTTATTGAATGTTGGAATACAAGATATTGTAGATTTACCTAAACCTATGTTTTCTACTAAGGTGAATAATATCACTAAGAAAACAATGGGTAGTTTAGTCATCAAAGAATATCCTACTGCATCTGCACACAGTGGACATTTCAAAGCATTACTAACTGAATTGTCATTGAAAAAATCTTTTAAACCTGATATAATATTTGTAGATTATCTTAATATCTGTGCTTCATCTAGATACAGAGCAAATGCAAATGTCAATTCTTACTCGTATATCAAAGCGATTGCTGAAGAACTTAGAGGATTGGCAGTTGAAACCAATGTTCCCATTGTCTCAGCTACTCAAACTACTCGTTCTGGGTATGGTAGCAGTGATGTTGAGCTTACTGACACAAGTGAGTCCTTTGGTTTACCTGCTACTGCTGACCTTATGTTTGCCCTTATCTCTACAGAAGAACTAGAAGGTCTAAATCAAATATTAGTAAAACAATTAAAGAATAGATATAATGATCCTACAATTTACAAGAGATTTGTGATTGGTATTGATAGAGCAAAGATGAGATTATATGACTGTGAACAGAGTGCGCAGAATGATTTGATTGACACCAAGCAAGATGAAGAGTATACTAAAGATGAAAAATTGAAACCAAAATCATCATTTGCTGATTTTAAATTCTAAATAATAAAGAAAAAATTAAGAAACACATGGCACTTTCATACTATAAGGACAAATTAAAGGAGACTGCAAGTAAACTGGCAACATCAGGAAAGGGTATACTTGCTGTTGATGAATCTACAAATACTTGTGGGAAAAGATTGGCTAGTATTGGAGTAGAGAATACAGAAGCAAATAGACAGGCATATAGAGGTATGTTGTTTACTACAGAAGGATTGGGAAATTATATTAGTGGTGCTATCTTATTTGAAGAAACACTATTTCAAGATCATGCTGATGGAGAAAGCATGGTTTCTAAGTTAGAAAAGCAAGGAATCATACCAGGTATTAAGGTAGATAAAGGATTAAAACCATTAGTTGGTGCGTTAGAGCATGAAACATATTGTTCTGGATTAGATGGTCTAACAGAAAGAGCAAGTGATTACTATGCTAGAGGTGCAAGATTTGCTAAGTGGAGAGCAGTTCTACAAATTACAGCAGATGGACCTTCTGATCTTGCTATCAGAGAAAATGCATGGGGTCTTGCTAGATATGCTAGATCAGTTCAAGAGGCAGGTTTAGTTCCTATTATTGAACCAGAAATATTAATGGATGGTGATCATGATATTTTAACTACATCTAGAATACAAGAGAAAATAATTAAGGAAGTATATTTTGCATGTCAACAGAATGGTGTATATCTAGAGGGAACACTTCTTAAACCATCAATGACAGTGCCTGGTGCTGATAGTGGTGCAAAGTCTGATCCTAAGAATGTTGCATTAGCAACTATAACCACTCTACTAAGATCAGTACCTGCTGCTGTACCTGGTATTGTATTCTTATCTGGTGGATTAAGTGAAGAAGAAGCATCTCTATATCTAAATGAGATGAATATTCTAAGTGTTGATAAACCATGGAATGTATCATTCTCATATGGTAGAGCACTACAACACTCTTGCCTAAAAGCATGGGGTGGTGGTAATATAGATGGAGGACAGAAAGCATTGATTGCTAGAGCACAGGCAAACTCTGAAGCATCTAAAGGATTATATGTTCTTGGTTCACAACCATCTTCTGATGAAAAATTATTTGTTGCGGGGTACACCTATTAATGACTAAACAAGTTGACTTTGATAAGTACGCTATATTCGTGGATGGTGTCACATCCAATCCCAGTAAGGATTATAAATCTTTTGTTGAGAGTCTTGAATATCTTGACGGAGAAGGTTCCAATGTTCACAGGCTTCTTACTGCTGCTGTTGGCATCAGTGCTGAAGGTGGTGAATTTATGGAGATCGTTAAGAAGATGCTTTTCCAAGGAAAACCTTGGACAGAAGACAATAAAAAGCATCTTATTATTGAGTTGGGCGATGTCATGTGGTACGTGATGCAAGCATGTGCTGCATTAGAGGTATCATTAGATGATGTAGTGTCTGGTAATGTAGAAAAATTGAAGAAGAGATATCCTGGTGGTGAGTTTGATGTTTATCACTCTGAGAACAGGAGAGAAGGGGATTTATAAATATATAAAGATAAACTAACATCGTAGTGCAATGTCAGATATGAGACATGTGTATAATGCTTACGCTGCAGTACACAATCCTGAGATAAAGAAGAATCTAGAAGAGTCCAGAGATGCTTTTAGTAAGATGAACTTGAACCAGTTAATGGATCAAGATCTCTATGAAGCATCAGAAGAAATATTAGAGAAGGTATTTTTTCAGCATGATCTAGATATTCCTACAGCAGAATCATTAATTGAAGCAATCCTATCAGATGCTCTTGAGGGTGATAAGTCACCAATCAGAACTGAAAAGATTGAAAGAATATCTGAGGCATTTGCATCTGCTTTTGACAGAATTAAAGAAAAGTCAATCAGAGTAGCAAAGGAATCTTATACTGACTATCTCTATAAGAAAGATCAACTTTCTAGAATAACAAGTAATTCTAATCTTGATCTTCCAAAACAGAGATTGCACACTAGTTTAGTTGCAGAAGATAAAAGAGTTGTAAGAGATAGTTTACTAGCAATCATTGAAGGTAAGATCAATGCAGGTCTTCAAGCATATCTTGATAAGAAGAAAGGCAAGAAGAGTGGTAAAGATCATGATGAAAAGAATGGTAAGCATGATAATGGCAATGGTAATGGTGATAAGAAATCAGGAAAAGGTGGTGGCAAACCAGACTTCTTAGATCTTGATAAAGATGGTGACAAGAAAGAACCAATGAAGAAGGCAGCTAAAGAGAAGAAGTTGAAAGAGGCTATGATGGTCACTAATGCTGATAAGAAAGGTAACACACCTGCATATCAGAATTATAAGAAAGGTATGAAGAGTAAGGTGACTGGTAAACCAATGTATAAGGCAGCAGATCATATGAAAGAAGATCTACTAGCATCTGGTGTTTTCTCTGAGCATGAGGTTACTAAACTTCTTTGGACTGAGTTTGATGAGTCTAGAGAGTATAGTCACAATCCTGAGAAGTATCATGACAGTCAAGGTCGTGACAAGAAACTAGAGATGGATAAACCTTACAGAAAGAGATCTAGAGCAGCAAGAATGGCAGATCCAGAAAGAGGAATTAACTCACCTGCATTCAAGAAGTTCATGGCAGATAGAGGCATGTAAAATAAATATGTTATAATGCATCAAGTGACCATTTCTGATGGCTATAAAGAATAAACAAAAACCAAAAGCAAAAACAGGATCCACTGCTTTACAAGAACAGGGATCCTTAGTTGCGCTTTACTATGCATATAAAAAAGGAGCAAACTTAAATAATGGTAATGGAAATAAAGCATCTAAAACAGCACAATTAGAATTAGATGTGGCATTAAAAAAAGTTTATCCTGCTATGAATAAGGCATGGTATGAAACTTTTATATCACAAGCCAAAGCAATATGTAATTATAAATTATGCAAACACTCTATTGGAACTAAAACTAATGCGTATAAATTTGGATGGTATGATGGTATACCAGCAGAAGTTGATAAAGGAGATGTGACAACTTTACTTCCTGATATATGGGATTTAATGGGTGCTCAAGTATGGAAGTTATTTGGTGGCAAAGGACAAAAAGATTCTTGGAATACTGCTGATGTTTTCATGGTAAAAAATGGTGCAGATAAAAAAATTTTAAAAGATATAGCAGAATTAAAAAAAGAATTTTTAAATGAAGAAGTAATGAATGGTAGTGGTGCTGGAATATTCATAGGAACAGTAAATACATATTTAACTCAATATGTAGAATCTGGTATTTTACTTCCCATATCTTTGAAGATGAAAACTAGTGGTGTTAGTATGACTATAAAAGAAACTAATATGCATGAGTGGAATGAGTCAGGAAAGATAGAAGCAATTGATTCTAAGTTTACCACTGATCCATTTATGTATTTTAATGTTTTAGAGAGAGGTGGAAAAATAAGTTTTGGTGGAGGTCCTAGTAAACAAGATGGAGGTAATTCATTACAATTTTTTGCTAGTTTTAAAGTTGGAGATTATAAAACAAGATATCTAATTGAATATAGATTATCAGGAGATGTGATGAAAGGTGAGGTTAAAGATATAAAGTTGACAAATAAAGGTGAAGAAAGGAGAGCTAAAGCACAGACAGGGACAATTCCAATAGACAAATTAAAGGATATGATAAAAGATTATAGTGGAGAGGCGATGGACAAAGATATTCCTGATAAAAATACATCTTTGAATACTACAACATATATCAATACTTGGAGTACATATTTAAAAGATATTATGAATGATAGTAAAATTAAGAAAGAACTAGGTAAATTAAACATTACTATTGGAGATATAGATGAAAAATATGGTGATGATACTGTGGGTTACATTACAAAATTATTTGAAATTGATGAGATGTGTATAGATAATCCAAGATTAGCAGAACAAAAATTAAATACTAAACTTGATAAGTTTCCTCAAAAGATAAGATTAAAGTTAAGACAGTTAAGGGTTATGAGAGCATTGATTAATGCAAAACAAGATAAAAAAATGGATGAATTTATAATGAAAACATATTATCTGGCAGCAAAACAAAATATTGCAGATGGTGACAAAAATGGACCTTTCTTGAAGGTTTCATAGGTATGTGCTATAATATTAGTAGGTAAGTTATGTCTATGATTGATTTGAGACTTGGTGACTGCATTCAGTTATCAAAAGAGTTGGAAGATGATAGTATAGACTGCACAGTTACATCACCACCATACAACAAATGTGGAGTAGGTGGTGGTTTATTTCGCAAGATTGAGTATGCTGCATTTGATGATACTCTACCAGAGGATGAATATCAGAATCAACAGATTGAATTGTTGAATATATTGTTTGATAAAACAAAACAAGGTGGATCATTATTCTACAATCATAAGGTTAGATATTTCAAAGGTGATGCCATATCACCATGGCAATGGTTGACTAAAACTAAATGGAATATCAGAGAAGAGATAGTATGGAACAGAGGTAGTGGTCCTGAAATATCTGGATATAGATTCATACAGATAGATGAAAGAATATATTGGTTATGTAAAGGTGAAAAACATCCTAGATTACCTAGAAGATCTGCTAATTATGGCAGTGTATGGAAGTTTGGTCCTGAGATGAGTAATCCACATCCTGCACCATATCCTATTAAGTTACCACTAAGATGTATTCAAGGTGTAATGCAAGAGAAAGGTGTGGTTCTAGATCCTTACAGTGGTTCTGGTACAACAGGATTAGCAGCACAATTACTAGGTCATGATTATATTGGTTTTGATTTATCTGATGAATATCATGACATGGCAAGAGAAAGACTTGCTAATCCATCTAAGAATGATCTGAAGAAATTTACAGAAGAATGTGGTGTAGAAGTCAAAAGTGATACAGATGTATTCAATTTGGCGGGTGCATAAATAATTTTTATGAAATCCTTTACTAATTTTTTCACTGAAGCAAGAGTATCACAAGCCTCTCAACAAGCAGAACGCAGAGGTTTGACAGGGGATGGTCACGGCAACTGGATGGATAAGGAAGGAAAAGTAGTTGCTAAGACAGAAAAAGGTAAATTAGTATTCTTTGATAGAAAGGTTGCAGCACCTCAACAGGAAGCACCAAAGCAAGTAAAGAAAGCAAAAGAAGATGATACTAAATCAGAGAAACCAAAGGATGATGAAACTAAAACTGATAGAGGTGAGATAACTTTAGTATTTGGTAGATTCAATCCTCCTACAATAGGACATCAGAAACTGTTAGATAAGGCAAAAAAGGCAGCAGGCAAAGGAGTTTTAAGAATATATCCATCTAGAAGTCAAGATGCAAAGAAGAATCCATTAGATACAGACACTAAGTATGATGTGATGCAACAAATGTTCCCTAGTCATGCAGATAATATAGTCAATGATCCTAATTCTAAAACTATATTTGATGTATTAAAGAAAGCATATGGTGATGGATATTCAGATGTGAATATAGTTGTTGGTGGTGATAGAGTCAAAGAGTTTGATAAACTGGCAAGTGAATATAATGGTAAGTTGTATAATTTTAACTCAGTAAAAACTATATCTGCAGGTGATAGAGATGCAGATGCTGAAGGTGTAGAGGGAATGTCTGCATCTAAGATGAGAAAAGCAGCAGCTGAGAATGATTTTGAGACATTTAGAAAGGGAGTTCCTCAATCTTTAGATGATAAAGTAGCAAAACAACTCTTTAATACTGTAAAGAAACAGATGAATGTCAAAGAAGGATGGCGTATGTGGGAGATAGCACCTAAGTTTGATTGGCAGAATCTAAGAGAGAATTATGTGTCAGGAAAGATATTTAATGTAAATCAACTAGTAGAAAACTTAAATACAGGATTAGTAGGTAAGGTCATTAGAAGAGGAACTAATTATTTAATTTGTGTAACAGAAGATGGTATGATGTTTAAATCATGGATTAAAG